AACATCATATCTGTCTAAAACAGCCGACGAAAATCCACGAGATATAAAATATTTGCTGGGGATCTCCAAACCTTTTCTCACGGTTGACCTATTTATAATCCTACCAACCTCAACATTTGTTTTTGCAAAGATCTTTATGTTATTAATAAAAGACTTTTGTTCCTTCTCTAGACTACAAACCTTAATGTCTTTTAATGATATATTTAAAAAACTGGTGGCATAATCCATAGCTTCATTAAAGGAGCATAATTCATCACCTTGTTTATTCCAACCATATTTTCTATTAGATATAATCCCTCTAATAAATCCAATAATTGATCCCTTAAACGTTTCTTCACAATGGTGAGTTCTACATTTCCAATTTCCTCTATATGATTCACCAGTATGGTATAGGTTTAATGCCCCACCATTGTCACCCCCATGGATTGGGCAACTCATACTGATAAATCTATTATTAGATCTATACTCTAAATTAAAATGCTCTAATAGATCATCAATTCTATCACAAACCTTATCGCATAAAACCTTAATTTGATTTTGATCAATTGAAATTGATTTTTTCATTTTCCGTGTCTTCAATAGAGAATTCTGATCCATTATTGCCACCACCCTTTAATATTTCTATTCTAGTCTTACCTTCACTAATTTTAGCACACCAACCCTTCATATGACAATTAATATAATCATTATCTTCTATGCCAGCCCCATGCCTACTAATGACCGGAATTAGCTTACGATTACCATTAATGGCACCGTCCTCAGCGATTTCCTCATCAGATTTACGCTTAAAAATAGTAAAATTACTACATAGCCACACAATCCTATCAGATCCAGAGGCAGTGTCTGTGCTTTCTTTAGTAATTCCATCTCTATTCAATTGAATAAAAGCAACTATTGGAATCTGATACTTACATGCGAAATTATGCAGTGCTGTCATCATAAAGCCCAATACTTGATACTCTTTCATATCCTGAGACATTCCAGCAGAATCCATCAATTTTAAATAGTCATAAAATACAACACACGGTTTAGCAGTACCGTCCGAATTTAACCCCACATCTTTAACAATCCACCTCTTCATAATAGATAGTTGTTCTTCAAATGGTTTTCCAGCAATAGGCTTATAATATAAGTTAGTTTCTTTTAAGGCTTTCATCGCACTAAAGACCTTATCTCTCATCACCACAGACTCATTAAACTTGCCGGTTTCAATTTTATTGATTTCAAGCTCTGTGATCATGGCTAATAGTCTATTAATATGATCTTCCTTGGTCATTTCTGTATCTAGATTTAATACTGGGATTTTGACCTTATTAGCAATATGAAAACCCATATTGTCTGCTAAAAGAGTCTTGCCCGTTTTTGGCCTAGCAGCAATAACATTAATTGTGCTTTTGCGTAATCCCCCACCAATAGCATGATCATAAGCTGGGAAACCAGTTGAAATTCCAACCTGATTGATAGGATTATTAATTAAGTTATCAATATAATCTTCAATACCAGAATAGATATGTGTTGGTGAGTTTTCAGAATCATTTAAAGTAGCAGAAAAATTAAATATTCTATCTTCTGCTATGTTTAATATGTTTGTGATACTTTCAGAACCATTAACCTCTAATAGTTTCTTTTGTGCTTCTCCTAGTTCTTTATGCAACTTTCTGGTTATCTCTAACTTCTTGATCTTAGCAGCAAACTTGATGCCGTTTTCTTGATTTGCAGGAAAGTCAATAATTGCCTTGAGGTGTTGAATCTCTTCTTTTTTATTCAGAATATGATCGATACCCAAATCTTTGGCAGTGGAATATATGAGGGCGATATCTATTGATGATTTAATTTCAGATTCAAAAATCTTTTTAAAACACTGATAAATATATTTATTGCTGTCTATAGTAAAAACATTTTCACTAATAATATCAGCAACTTCAACATAGGCAGCATCTCCATAATTATATAATATGGACAATACCGCTCTTTCGGCAGATGGATCAGATAAGCTCATTTTTACCCCGCACTACTGGAACATTTGTTACATTTATATCTATTAGCAGAATCAAACAGAAGAGCAGGACTGATGGACTCCCTTTTTCCACAAGCTCTACACACCACATCAACCTTGCTGAACTTTCTAGTTCTATCACAACGAGGCGACTGTGACAATATCTTATCTATAGCACTATCTTCTTTGTGTAGATGCTTAACGCCCATGGTTAAAAACTTATTAGTTGTGTTTTTATCTTGGGATACCTTGCCTTTTTTATTTTTAACAGCACTTTTTGGCGACTCTTTCTTAACTGTCGGCTTAGCTTCTTCTGTATCGCTTGGAAGTAAAGCCTGTAGTAAGGCGATAAGCTGTTGAATTTGTGCTGGGTCGTTTTGTAATTGCTCAAGATCCATGTTTCACCTTTGTTTTTTGTACTGATAACATAATATCAGAAAGATTTTTAACACTATTGGCTAAATAAGATAGTCTGTCACTGCGTTGCTTGGCATATTTTTTAATTTTATTTAATGCTGATGCCTTATCATTATGCTTAATCGCCTGTATTGATTTTTCAATAAAGCCATATCCCTTGTAGTTGTTAATCTCATCAGCAATTGTTTCTTTAACTGTTTCTTCTGCCCAATTATATCTGGCGATTTCTCTATTGATAGTTCTTTGTAAAAAAAAGGCATATTGTGCTAATCTGTATGATATTTGAGCACAGTCCTCTGGGGTCTGCTTTTCTATAGCGTCTCTACTCATAAAAAAATATGTATTAAGTTCTGCTTCATCAAAAGCATTAATCAGATTATACGGCCCTAAAGCGAGTCCTGTTTCATACTCGTCTAATACCTTGTCCCATTCTTCAACCTGTTCTTTAGTATTCTTATTCATTATTAATCCTTTGTACCCACTCGTCTATATTTTCATTATAAGGCAACTCTATATATGATATACCATTAATTGAACACCACTCTTTTTTATCTTTGTCTCTTTTTTTAGCTTTTAAAAAGGCTAGCTTATTAGAGTGGTAGTGAGGAATAAAATGATAATGTTGCTCTCCATGAACTTCTACGCATCTTTTTATCAGCGGAATATAAAAGTCTAAGTATAATACCTCAGATTTTCTAGGATGTATAGTGACCTCTTCTAAAATCTGCATACTAGCATATACTTGTTTTAATAATAGTCTAGCTTGTATATGATATGTAGACTTATTGTCCATTGAGTCTTTCACAATATTGCCGGTTAAGTGCAATACTGTAGAATTACCGTCTAAATCCTTTACGTTCATGCTATTCCCATTGTCTTTTTCACTTCAATATATAGGTCACTAAAGACTTTTGGATTATCAATTAAAAATTGTCTAACCTTTTCTGCTCCTTGAAATTTAGCCTTTTCATCATTTAGAAAACCCAGAGTATACCAAGCGCCACCCTTATGAATAATGCCCATATCAACACTTAGATTAACCAATTCCATCTGTTTGTCAATACCCTTGCCATATCTAATATAGCTAGTGATAACGCCTCCCGGTGGTCCTAATGCTGAACATAGAGTCTGCCATTCGACCTCTTGTCCTACTTGTGTATTTTCGGCTCCCAACAGCCAAGGCTTGAATGTTTTTGCTCTCATTTTTACATCTACCTGATAGGCTATAGCCTGACCTGATTTTTCTTTAAATTCAGCACCATAGCCTGTTGGATTACCCATTAAATGAGTAATACCTATGACAATATTTTTGTTCACAGGAATAACATTAGCTACTTTGCGACAAAATTTAGCTAAAAGTTTAGCGCCGTCTGCCCTTTGCATCTTATCCATATCTGATGTGATTTCAGCTTCTGTACATAATGCAGAATATGAATCTATAATTAATACGCACCCAGGATCTTCATTGATGATTCTTTCACCAATTTGTAAATATTCTTCTGCATGTAAAATTTTCCCCGTTTGTGATCCAACAATATGAAATTTATCTAGATTAATTCCTGGGATACCTTCTAAATCTCTTTTCTTTAATCTACCTTCA